ATATTTCATTCCCTTGCCACCCAGCATAACGCCTGGTTTCTTTTCTGTTTGAGGTGGAAGGAAGTTATAGCACACTCCAGCAATTATTTCCCTATATGGTTGATTCTCCTTGATGTAATCGAGCCAATAGGCACAGTCACGGCATATAAACCCTTGCCAGTTCTCGTTATAGAGATTGGCCTTGATGTCACTTGTGAAACTCCAGAACATCTTTCCGCAGCAGGGGCATTTATGCTGTGTTGTTTTCATATCTCTATAGAATTAAACACTTTTCCAATCTCATTGCTTCTCAGGCCAATATATATCTTTGTGGTCTGGATGGTTGCATGTTTAAATATCTGATTGAGGATCACCAGTGATTCCTCAGTTTTTCCCATCTTGTTATACACATATCGTCCGAAAGTCTTTCGAAAAGTATGACTGCTGAAATTGCCAACTTGAATATTGTATTTCTCCTTTACCTCTTTCAATATTTGGTTGACACGTTGCCTGGTATATACCTTGTTTGTCTCTTTATTTATAAATATGTACTTATGCGGAGTAGGTTTTTTCAGCTTTTTGTAAAGTTCTGAAAGATGCTCAGATGTGTTAAAGCCAATGGGAATAGTCTTAGTCTTGCCAGTTTTCTTCTCTGTGACTGTTACCTCTCGCTTGTTAAGGACTTCTCCCCAAGTCAGTTTCAATACGTCACTGATACGCAGTGCAAGACAAAAAGATAGTATGCAATATGCACACCAAAGATACTGCCTGTCATCCTCCAGGCACTTGACTAACCGTTGATATTCATCGAACGGAAGATAGTCTGATGTAGTAATGGAACCTCGTAAACTCATATTCTTTGATTTTGATTCGGCTGCAAAGATAGTGAAAATAAATTAGATTTTGGTAACATTTTGTATAAAAGTTTGGTTAAATATTGTGAATACAAACATAAAATATTGAGAACGTGGTATTTACACATTTCTTAAAATACTAACAAAAAGTAACGGGCAACCCCGAAGGCCACCCGCTACCCACCGAAGAAGTAGTGTTATTATGATTGTTTTACTTGACACCAGTGTGTCCGAAACCATTTTCTCCACGCTCAGAATCATCCAGAACATCTACTTCAATCCATTCAGCCGTCTCATGCCTTGCGATGACCAGTTGAGCGATACGGTCATTAGGCTCAATGAAAAATGTGTCGTTAGAGAGGTTAATGAGCAACGCACCTATTTCATTGCGGTAGTCTGCATCTATGGTGCCTGGAGCATTGAGAACTGTGATGCCATGTTTCAGTGCCAGTCCGCTACGAGGACGAACTTGTGCTTCATAACCCTCTGGCAGTTGAATCTTGATGCCAGTTGGAATCAGCTTGCGTTCCATTGGGCGAAGTTCAACAGATTCACTGATGTTTGCTCTCAGGTCCATGCCGGCACTTTGTGGAGTTTTGTACTCTGGCAATTCATTTTGTGATACGTTAATCACTTTGACTTTGATTTTTTCCATTGTTTGCTTCTTTTTGCTTGTAATACTTGAAATCTGTTTTTGAATTGGCTCTCTTTAATCACCTCATCTTTTTTCATGTTTCTGGTGGCATAGATATGGCGGTCATACCCCATTTCCTTGTCAAATTCAAGCAGAGTGAGTGAGTTTAGATCGTCGATGTCGATGATTGTGTCCTCTGGCACTTCTCTGAAATAGAATCCTTTCGAGGAAATCATCTGACCATTGCAGCAGCGCAAAAGTATCTGGTGTTTGATGCCGGTTACTTTTTCTGTCGCACTGTATGACTGGAATATGCCTATCAGTCTTAATGCGCTGTCAAATGCCAGTACCCTCAGAGGTGTTTTGAATCTTTCTGCCAACTTAGCTTGTTTCATTAGCGTTTCTTGTGTCAATTATTTCTTGTAAGACTTCGTTCGGTATTCTTGTCGCAGCAAGATTGGCTACCAGTCCGTCACTAAAGGCAACTCCGTTTTCCAAGGCATCCCATATAATCTGATTGAAGTAAGCACATACATCTTGATTGGCGAACTGCAGGAATAGGATTGCGAGGTCTTTGCTTATCAGAATGTGACCGTCAGTATTCTGGAAGAATAACTCTCCTACATTCAGGTCAAGTCTTGTTATCAGTGCATTTATGAAAGGCTTGCAAACTCTACTGAATATTTTGTAATCAATAGGCTCCAGCTCATTATCTTCATAATATTTCGTGGAGTCGAACACCGTTTGTCCGTTTAGAAGATTGCCGAACTTCAATGTTGGGAAGTCGGCAATCTCTGTTTTTTCACACTCCACTTGCTTTACTAATGGCGTGATTTTGTAGTCCATCAATCCTCAGTTTCTTCTTTGTCTTTCATGGCGTATTCAAACACGTCCATGATTTTAGTCTCTTCAATCTTGACTATCTCATAGTCAATCATTGTACCGCCCATCACATCAACGACTGACTTCTTAGCCTGTTCAAATGATCCGGCCTGGAACAGATAGGTAACTTTGTCTCGCTTCTCCTTTTCTGTCTTTTCATTGATGGTGATAAAATCGAGCTTAACCTTGTACCAACGGTCAGCGCTTGAATCTTCATCGTTGAAGAACACCTCTTTGTACTGAGCGATTTTTATTGCAGTGATGTCGAACTCTCCAGATATGTATGCGCTCATTTCTTCAATGTAACGCGATTCTGCCTCTGTGAATGAAAGTGCATCTACTACATTGGTCTCTTTGGTCTTTTTCTGTAAGCCATCTTCACCAATTTTCTCGTACTGACAAGTACATTCAAACCATTTTGCTGTTCTACTTCTCATAATTTAATGTTTTAGTGAATAAAATACTGTTTATAATATTATAGTATTCTCTGCACCTATCAGGTTAGAAATAGAACAGTTATTTATTGTTAAACCCTTTGTTTATCGAGGTTTTCAGATACAAAAACTTAAAAATTCTCTCTGCACATTTGAAGTGATTAGTGAGGGTGGAGGTGTTTTTAGAAAAGCAAAAGCTACCATCGCTTTTGGCAAACTATTATTGTAAAACTGATTATAATGCGCAAGAGAATTGAAGGAGCATCGAACGGAACGTTCGTAGGAACCACCCCACTGGAGTCCTATTACAATATTGTGAAAAAGACTGTGCAAGAGTACACTAATGAGCTTACTCGTCACTGTCGATTTAGGTCTGTTGTCAATCAGACTGAGGATGGCACGATACTTGATGACCGTGCTCGTCTTATTGATATGTATGATTCCTGTCTCATTCAGGATGCGCATCTTCAAGCTGTTATCGAGACTCTTTTCTCACACATGCTTGGTGAAAGATATATGCTTGCCCATCAGGACAACAAAGGTAAATGGATTCGTGACAATGAGCAGACTAAGAAAATCCAAGGTTCTCAATTTGAACGTGCCATCAAAGAAATTCTTTATGCTCAGATGTACGGATTCTCTGTACTGGAGCTGAATGTTGACACCGACCCAGACACAGGACTGTTGAAAGAGGTCAATTCTGTGGAGCGTCGAAATGTGCTGATAAGTCAGCGTCGAATCATCCAACGTCAGCATCAGTGGCTCCCTGGTTGGGATATAACTTCTGAAAAGTATCGCCATAATTACATTCCCATTGATACTGGTGGTCTTGGTCTGTTCGCCTCTACCACTCCATTGGTGCTTGCCAAGAAATACACCATTGCCAACTGGGTAAATTTCAGCCATACATACGGCCAGCCAATTATTCATGGCAAAACTCCCAATGAGAGTTTTGAAGATCGTAATCGTCTGGCTACAGAGATTGCCAATGCCGCACAGAAGAAAGTGCTTGTAACCGGCACTGATGATACCATTGACATCAAGACATTCACCATGTCGAACTCTGAAATGATTTATAAAAGTCTTTTGGAGTTCACCAACATGGAGATTTCCAATCTGATTCTTGGTTCTGAAAGTATGGCCGGTGCCACTCAGTCGTATGTTGGTTCTACTAAGGCACATGAAGATATTTTCCGTGCGAGAATCAAAACCTATCGCCGCATCGTAGAACATGCCATGAACGAGCAGGTTCTTCCAGCATTGAAATATTGGGGTTATATCGCAGACGATGTGTTCTTTAAGTATTCCAATCAGATTGATATGTCGATGGAGAACAAAATCAAGCTGTATGATATGCTTACCAACAAATATGAAATGTCTGCAGAGACCATTGACACAGACTTTGGCATTACTGTTGGAAAGCAATTCAATATTGGCATCAGTGGTGGCTCCGTTAGTGGTGAAGATGGTGACGATGACCATCATATCATGTCTGATGAAGAATATTATCGTCGCTATGGTCATCGCAGAGGCGAGAAGAAAGCAACTGCCAATGTAAATTTTCTGGACGAGGTGCGGTAAAAGGCGACCGTATCTCGAAAGTTTATGACAGCCTTACAGAAGAAGAAAAAAATAAAAACCAAAAGGAATCAGAAAATTTATTCGCTGTATTCATCAGTTTGCTAAAAAACATTAGTGATAGGACTTCCAGAGAGGAAATTTTGGGAGAATTGATGGCTTTGAGGGCCGAATATGCCATTGGTCATGCTCTTGATGGTTTCAAGATGGATATTGATGAAGCCCTCCAGCTTTTGAAGAATACCAATGATACCACTCTTACCAAGGAGGATATTGACAAACGAGACAGATTGATTGCTATGGTGAACAATCTGACTGAGTTTGCCGTATGCGAAGAATATCAGATGTATAAGGAAGTTCTGGCAGCTAATCCGAACATCTATGATGAGGAAATAGATTTCAATGATGAGGAATCCGTTGCACCTTATTATAGTATATGCAAAAAATACAATGACACCTATGCTACCGTAGAGAATGAAGATATTTCATACGCTATGAGAATAGCTGGTGTTTGGCTCCATTGTTCTCCGAATACTTATCTCACTTACATGACACAGAATGACGATCGTGTAAGGCCCTGGCATTATGCCTTGCAAGGTTTTACTGCAAAACGTGATGATTTCCCAGCTTGGATGATACCGCCTATTGAATGGGGCTGCCGTTGTTTCTTGATGTCCGATGGCGGCGACATTATCGCTGGAAAAGACAGAATAAAAGATGTCAAAGCAGCTGTTGAGGTGCCAGAAAAGCCGTCTGAATTGGATGATATTTTCTCTGAGAGTGTTGCAAAATGTGGTCGTATCTTTGGCAAATCCCACCCCTATTTCAAGGTTGCTAAAGCTGATAAAGATAAACTGAAAGAATATGTTGAAAGCATAAGGTCGCAATATTATGGCTAAGAAAAGCGGTGGTGCTGGTAGTGGTGGATGGGTTTCGATACCTGAGAAATTTCGAACATCCTTTCCAAAGGATATGTTTGAAAGCAGGTCTCGTGGCGGTTATCGTATTAGTGATAGATATATTGACCCATATAGAGATAGTCAAACAAGGAGATTGCCTAAAGGATGGGGATTGAAAAACCCCTATTCTCCACTTAACATAAAGATAAATGGAGCGCAAAAGAATTTTTCAGCATCATCCAATAAGTTGTTTAGCAAAGGGTTTACTTTTGCATGGCTTCGTAAACATTTAATAAGGGTTGTTGAAAGGATAAATATCAATGCCCTAAACTATACCGTCATTCTATCACTCAGAGCGCAAAAAATCTTTCAGGATTCCTTCAAATACAAGAAATTCTATTCTGCATCTGGCAGTCCTTGGGAACCACTTGCAGAATCAACTATCAAGAAAAGACAGAGGAAACGGACATGGCCAGGTGCAGGAGGAATGTTGCGTGAATATGGCGACATGTTTAAGTCAATTAAGGTTAGAAGTAGTTCTGGAAAGGGGTTCATTGGAGGTGTTTATACAGACCCATCAGAATACGTCCAGCATCATTATACCAATACAAAGGGCAAAAGGATAGTTGACAAACGTGGCATTTTCTGTTATGCCGGCTTGCATAATGCAGGAGGCAAAATCAGAGGTGGTCACAGATTGCCAAAAAGACAATTTATGGGTCATTCAACTTATCTCTTTGAGTTTGCTCTTGCACAGGCAGACCGCTATTTCTTCTTCAATGTTTTTGACTGATAGCTGAACTATAATAGGAAAAAGAAAATTCAATGATAGTCGATAAGCAAAACGGTCAAGTTATCAGCGGCAATCAGGCCAGTACATCTGCACCTCCAGTTACTGATTCTGAGAGTGTCGTTGAGGTTCCCCAACAGATTCCGAATGGGGGTGTAATTGATGTCTTAAAGGCGATTATTGCCATATTGAAAGAAGTACGCTGGCAGTACGGTGTAAGCAATAGCCCCAAGATATTCCAGACCGTGATGATTGATGACGGTCAGTATGAGCGTATCATTCGTAAATCAGGGAACGCCGAATATGAATTGGCATTTCCTGCTGCTTTCGTTCATTTTGTTGATACTCAATATCTCGTTTCTCAAAAGCGCATTGGAGAAGGCCGTGCAAAACTAAGGATTCACTTTATCCTTAACCGGCTTAACAACCATGATGATGAGGTTCAGTTTGACCCATACTATGTGATGGAGCGAATTGACCAAGAGATTACAGAACACAAGAACGAATACGAGTGTTTGAGAGAACGCTGCCAGATTGTTTATTGGGATTTTCCATTGAGCTTTGATCATGGTTTACAACCAGGTTGGCTAACATACGAGATTTGGTTTAGACAGGGTAACATCTGGATTAACCGAAAGAAAGTCTATAAGCACATGGTTTTGACACCATTCACAAATCATTCTGATCAGACTGAGGAAGCTAATGAGAATGACCATACTAATGCAGACCATCCAGTAGATTTTGACACATCAACTGGATATGTTGATGCAATCCCGAATCAAGAAACTGGCAGCAGTGAGTGATTAACTCTGCCGAATTGTTAAAACTATTATAAAATAAAACATTTCAATGACAGAAAAACAGCTAAAATTCGTCAAGGGTGAGCTTGCGCAGGGTAAGCCTGCCAACATCTATTTCTATGACGATGTGGACTATTGGGATGTTCGGAGCTTCATTAGTGAGTTCCAGTATCTCGAAAATTATGTGAAGCCGTCGAAGATTCGTATCCATATTATTTCGGCTGGCGGTTCATGCTTTGAGGGCATCAAGGCTTTCTCTGTTATTCTTGGTTCTCAGACACCTACAGAGACTATCAATGACGGTCTCGCTGCTTCAATGGGTTCTGTTATTTGGGCTGCTGGTAAGGAGCGTTTCATGCGTGACTATGCAGTGCTGATGATTCACAACCCTCGCATTGATGATGAGGAACTTGATGAGGATGGCAAAAAGGCTGTCGAGGCTTTCCAGAAGCAGTTGAAGATTATCTATCAGCAGCGTTTTGGCTTTGATGAGGAAAAGATTCAGCAAATCATGGACGGTGAGGAAAATGTCGATGGCACATGGCTTATGGCAAATGATGCTGTAGAGAAAGGCATCATTGACGAGGAACACATTCTGAAAAGTTCAAAGGAGGTTGTTGCCCGTATTGCCGCCTCAGTCGATGGTGTAAAGAACGTAAAGGCAATCGGTTCCGTGATGATGGCCCAGCACCTTTTGGAAAATCAAAAGAACACTTCAACAACTATAACAACAAAAGAAGTTGAAAATTCACTTCATTCAAATCAAAATTTAACAACAATGACAGAAAACGAAATCAAAATGGTAGCAGCCCAGCTCGGTATTGCCGAGGACAAGGCTACTGGTGCAACTATCACTGCCAAGGTGAATGAGTTGCTTACCAAGGAGAAGCAGTTCGATTCTGTTAAGGCAGAGTTGCAGACCGTTAAGGACACGCTTGCTGCCAAAGAGACAGAGTTGACTGGTTGTAAGGCGTCGGTTCAGAACCTGACGCAGAACCTTGATGCTGTTAAGGCCGAACTCAAGACCTACAAGGACAAGGAGACTGAGGCCCGTAATGCAGAAATCACCTCTATGGTTGAAGCCGCCATCACCAGCGGTAAGATTTCCAAGGAGTCCAAGGACACTTGGATCAAGCTGGCTACTGACAACTTCGACCTTGCCAAGCAGACCCTTGATGGTATTGCTGCTCGTGACAACATCACTGGTAAGATTGCCAACGACCCCGCCAACAAGGGCGCAGCTGCCGATGGCAT